TTCGTGTTTCGTGATATGCCCGGCGGAATGCTGGGCGGTGGGGCGGGGCCGCTTTATCCGGTGCGGCTCTGCCGGGGTATCCGGTGCAGGTCATGCAAACAGGCGGTTGCATACCTGCTGTATTTCGTCGTTCGCCTTCATCGGGGCAATGAGCACGGCCACGGCGGCGCGTTTCGGGTCTGCGGTGTCAGTTGCCAGGATGGGCGCAAGCGGGTTGTTGCTGCCGTGGTAAACAAATTCGTGATGATCCACAAAAGCGTCATACTCCGAATTTATCATGATGGGCCGGGATCCATCGCGGAACATTCGGAACGTGCCCCAGATCTTGCCCTTCATCTCGACTTCCTGCAAAAGAGAAGTGCGCTTGACCTCTTCTTTGCAGTTGCTGAACTTCTGGAACATCTGCGCGGCGGTCAGCTGGTGCGGATCGTTGACCACAAACCCGTCATCGCTGGAAACGATGGTCACACCATCGGCGGGGGCTGCCTGCATGGTCACGGGCTGGATCACTTCCGGGTAAAGGACGGCGGGCAGTTTGAACGCTGCATAGCCGGTGAAGATGTACGCGCTGCCGCCCTGGCAGGTGATCCGCACGGCGTTGCGGTTCTTGGCCTGGCCTTTCAGATAGGCGGTGATCTTCTTCACGTTCAGGCCGGCGGGGGTGCTGGTTGCTCTTTTCATATTGCAAAAACTCCTTTTCGTTTTCGTTCTGTTTTTTGTGCCCGGTGCGCTGCCGGGGTAGTGGGGCGGGGTTGCTTTGCCCGGTGCAGCCCTGCCAAAATATCCGGTTTCGTGGTGGTGGATCATGCCAGCAGACCGGCGGCGATGCTCTCAAAGTCCAGCTGTTTCACCGGCGCTTCATCCAGCACGGCCACGGCGGCGGGGGTCTGCTTTGCGTCCTCTACGGCCTTCCGGGTCTTGCGCCAGGTGTCCAGCGCTGCGGCCTGCCCTTTGCGGTCGGTTTCGGGAACGGCCAGGAACGCGGCGCAGGCTTTGCGCTCTGCCTTGTGGAGTGCATCCGGGGCGGGCTGTGCGGCCTTCTGCGGGGCACTGGGCTTTGCGGCGGGTTTCGTTGCGGCCTTCTTTGCGGGTTTCGTGGTGGGCTTTGCGGGGGCCTCTGCCTTTGCGGGGATCTCTGCCGGGGCGCTGGCGGGCTGCTCTGCGGCTGCCTTGGCGGCTTTGCGCTGGTCGGCCAACATCCGGTTGTATGCCTTGATCTCGTCCAGGCTCTTAAAGCGTCCGGCGGGGGCGGGGCGGCTTGCTTCCACCTGCCCGATATGGAACAGGTGCGCAGGGGCTTTGTAATAGTTCCCGTCGGGGCGCTGGTCATTGGCGGCGGCGGTCAGTGCGTCCGGCTCCATGCTGGCGCTGGTCTTGCGGGGGCGGTCGTCAAACTTCCACAACTTCGTGCAGATCGTGGCCTTCTCGCCGGTCTTGACGCTCTTCCCATCCTTCTTCCACTCCTGGAACGTGTGGAACAGGCCGGCAAGCAGCAGCTTTTCCAGCTCTTCGCCCTGCCGCTCTTCGGGCACGTCCTTGAAGTGGATCTCTTTGCCCTTGGCGGCGATCTGCTCCGGGGTGTAGGCCAGCGCCAGGATGGCGCGGCGCTGTTCGGGGGTGTGATACTTCGCGTTGACTTCGTTGTAAATGATCTCGTCGTTGGTCATGTGAAACGCTCCTTTGCTTGTTGTGTTGATGTTCGGTGATCTCCCGGCGGCTGCCGGGGTAGTGGGGCGGGGTCGCTTTGCGGTGCGGCCCTGCTAAGGTGTCCGGGGCGTTCAGCCCAAAAGAGCGGCGGCGGCATCCTGCCAGGTGGGGAAGGCGTAGAACGTGCGGCGTTCGTCGTTGGTGTTCTCGCCGGTGATCTGGGCGGCGATCCGCTGCCCGGTGCGGGGGTCCCATCCTTCCAGCCGATACCCGGCGGCCTGCAGGCGCTGGGCTGCGGCGTTCTCTGCCTTGTTGCGCTGGCGGATCTGTTCAAGTGTCATCATGGTGCAGGCTCCTTTCAATCTTCGGTGCAGCCGTGGCAGTAAAGCGCGCCAATCACTTTGTCATCGCTGAAATCTTCCGGGGTGCCGTTCGCATCAACCACCAGGTCAACGCGGTCATAAATTCGCAGATCGGTTTCAGCGTCCACCACAAAATACCAGTCGTCACCGTCCAGCGCATCGGTGCACCAGACTTCAACCGCGCCGTCATCGGTGGCGGTCATGCCCTGCACAATGGCCGGGGCGATGTAGCGGCCCAGGGGGCCGACGGTGTAGGGGCATTGTGCCGCGGCCTTTGGTGCGGCGCCTGCCAGCAGTGCGGCCGCCAGTGCGGCGGCGGTGGTGATCTTCTTTGCAAGTGTCATGTTCTTTGCTCCTTTGTTTTTCAGGTTTGCCCCGGCGGGCTGCCGGGGTTATGGGGCGGGGCCGCTTTGTTTGAGCGGTGCGACCCTGCCAGGGCATCCGCTTGACTTTACCGCCTTTCGGTGGTAAACTGGCTTACAAGATGCGTTGTGGAAAATTCATCTTGCAAGCCTGTCACCTGCTTTAGTGGGTGGCGGGCTTTTTTGCTGCCTGCTTCTTTTTCCACTCTGCCAGGTAGGCGGCCCAGATCGCTTTTTTCAAAGCGGCGGGGAGCTTGAAAAATTCAATGCTCATAGGTGCTTTTCTCCTTTCGGCTTACTCGCAACCGTCCGGCTGTTGTCCGGCTCGCTTGCTGTGGCTGCATTCTAGCATGACGGAATGCCACTTGTCAAGCATGACGGAATGCTTTCTACGTTTTGCACAAAAGAATGACGGAATGCTTGTTGATTTTTGCATGGCGGAATGCCGCTTTTTTTGCTATAATAAACGCAGGCGCGAAAGAGGTGATATAATGCCTATCTCGGACAAAAAGAAAATTTCAAACAGCCGGTATATTGCAAAATGCGATTCAATCCAGATTCGCCCACCAAAAGAACGCGGCGACGAAATCAGAGCGGCCGCAGCCGCAGCGGGTCAAAGTATGCAAAGCTATATTTTACAGGCTTGTGCCGAAAGAATGACCCGTGATGGATTCACCCCGGCGGAATCCGGGGAAGAAGGGGGACTATAGGGGGTTACTGGGGGAAAGTTCTAGCCTGCTAGGTTAAAGCCCTACACCTGCTTCTCACTCCCGTTAGGTGGAGAATCTGACCCCTCCGGCAAACGTCCAAAACCGGCCCGGATGGAGCACCGCCAGCCGGAACCGTTGCAGCCGGACCCGGTGCAGCCCGGCCGCCCCGGGTAAAGTGGGCAGAATACCCGGGTATAGCGCCAACCTCCTGCACCGGGACGCACCCCGCCGGAACCATTGCCGCCAGTGCAGACCAAAGGCCAGAGCAGCAGCGCACGCCGCGCCGTCTGCCCTGGCCTTTTTCTTTTGCCCATCTTCCCGCCGCTGGCCCTGCTGCCTGCCCGCTGCACCGGATCGCCTGCCGGATCGGTGCGGATCAGTGACGGCCCGGCCCGGTCGATGACCCAACCAGCACCCCGCCGCCGCAGCAGATCACCCCGCCCACCAGCACCGCCAGCCAGAAGCAGACCGACACCGACAGCACCGCCAGCGCCGCACCGATGACCCCGCAGCCCACAAGCTGCACAGCCTGCACACCCTGCCAGACCTCACAGCAGCCAGCAGCCCACCGCCAGCACCTACCGACACCGCACCCCGCCAGCCCTGCCGCCCACCTGCCGCAGCAGATCACCCCGCCAACAGCCAAAAACCACCCACCGCAGCCCGCCGCCGGAGGGGTCAGATTCTTTACCTGACCGGCATATGGCCTTTGCAGTATAGCCAATAGCTAGGCTATAGCCGCCTTATCTAACCCCCTGCCCCCTTCCTTCTCCGCCTCGACGGCCTGCCGCTGCCCTGGGCACCGCCAGCCGGCGGCCCGGCACCGGCCCGGCCTGCCGTCGCCCCGTCTGGCCCCGCCGCTGGAAAGGTACTGCCCCCCGCCGGCGGGCGCGGTGCGGGTTCGGAAGCCCCAAAATATTTCTAGGTGCAAAATTTTTTGAAGGGCTTCCGCGTTTTGACACCCGAAAAAGGGGGTACAGGTTAAAAAATGTAAGTCCGGGGCGAACATGGCGGTAACGTCACCGGGATGGTGGCGGCTTACAATTTGTAAGCAACTCATGTTTTGCCGGTGCCGACAAAATATCCCGTGCGATCTTGTTGAGGTCAACAAAATCGGGATAGACCATCTTGCCGGGGCTGGCAAAATGGTGGCTATGTCATAAAGTGTTTACATTTGAAAGCCCTGACCGGCAAAAGATAAGACGTTATAAGACGGTTTTGGTGCTATACTTAGTACAGTGGAATTATGGAGAGAGGCCCCACGGCGGCGAACCGAGGGGCCTTTACCATATCCAACCGACTACAAAGTGTAGACGGTTCCCAAGAATACCGCAGGACCGGCGGTGAAACTGAATGCTCTGCCTGGATGATTTACCAGACGGGGCATTTTTTATTGGAGGAAAACCAAATGGCAAGGCGAAGCGATGAGCGCGATGCCGCCCGCGCTGAGTACATTGCCCGGATGGAGAAGGATGGAGAAGTGAATCTCCGGCAGCTGGCGGACGATCTCCATCTTAAATATGATACGGTCCGCCGCTGGAAGGCAAAGGATGGGTGGGACCCGCCCGCTTCCCGGAAGCCCGGCGGGCAGCCGGGAAACAAAAATGCCGCGGGAAACTCCGGCGGTGGTGCCCCGGTGGGAAATGAGAATGCAATGAAAGATGGAGCCTATGCGACTATCTTTTTTGACAAGCTCACCCCGGAAGAAAAACAGATCGTAGAGAATGCGCCCCGGAACAGCACCGAGCTAACTTCCCACGAAATCGGTGTACTGCTGCTCCGGGAAAAGTACATTCTGGACAAGATCAAAGAGTATCAGGCTTTACCGCCAGACCAGATGATTACATCCAGCGTTATGGATATGCGAGTACCCGGCGGACGTGGCAAGCGGAAGCGGGACGGCGCAAACCAGCAGATCGGTATGTATCAGAAGGAGACCCCGGCACAGCGTATCTTGCAGCTGCAGGAAGCCTTGAACAAAATTCATGGCCGCATCCTGTCTGCGGCGGCACAGATGCAGAAAAACGAAATGGACAAGCTGCACCTGGAAACCGAGCAGCAGAGGCTTGAACTGCTGCGCATCCGGGCAACCGGCGAGATCGGAGAGCCGGGGGACGGTGACAAAGATGCTGTACACGAGTAAGGCTGTCGGTGAATGGCTGGGAATCACCGACCGTCAGGTGCGGAACCTGCGGGATCAGGGCGTGTTGTCCGAAGTCCGGCCCGGTGTCTTTGATATGAAAGTTTGCGTCCGGCAATACCTGAACTTCAAGATCGGCAACAAAGACGATCAAGCCCGCCTTGTTGCTGCCCGTGCCGAGCGGGAGGAAACCCGCGGCAAGATCGAGAAAATGCGGATGGAGGAAGCCCAAGGCGACCTGCACCGCACCGAGGACGTGGAACGCGCCCTGAAAACCATCTTTGCAAATTTCAAGAACCGGCTGGAAACCATCCCGACAAAGTATGCAAATACTATGGCCCAGCTGACCGACCCGGCGGAAGCCCACGACATTCTGCAAAAAGCAGTGCAGGAAGCACTTGTGGAATTGAGTGACCCCGAAATTGCGCTGGCAGCACCAGCGGGGGAGGAACCCGAAGATGAGCAGGAAGAATAAATGCCGGGGCTGCGTCTGGGGAACCCGGCTGAATGAGATCCAGCAGTTCTGTCCGTTCGGCAGCTGTGTGAAGAAAGGCGGCGGCAACAATGGCAATGATCCACCTGGAACCGCAGACTGCACAGATGTTCAGCCGGGCGCTGGGTGCGCTGAAGCCGCCCCCGAACCTGACCCTTAGTCAGTGGGCAGATAACTACCGCCGCTTGTCGGCGGAAGCATCCGCAGCACAAGGCCGTTGGAATACGGACAACGCACCTTTCCAGCGGGAGATCATGGATGCCATCGGGGATGTCCATATCCGCAAGGTGGTAGCCATGATGTGCGCCCAGTCCGGCAAGACCGACGGCCTGATCCTGAATACCATCGGGTACTACATGAGCTACTACCCGGCCCCTATCATGATCGTGCAGCCTACGGTGAACCTGGGCGAGAGCTTCAGCAAAGACCGTCTGGCTACCATGATCCGGGACACTCCGGTGCTCCGGGGCCTTGTGGATAACAAGAGCCGTTACTCTGGCAACACCATCATGAAAAAGAACTTTGCCGGTGGTCAGCTCACCATCGTTGGCGCAAACGCCCCGACCGATCTGCGCGGCCGCCCCATCAAGGTATTGCTGGCGGACGAGGTGGACGCTTACAAAGCCAGCGCCGGCAAAGAAGGCGACCCGGTCATGCTGGCCGAGCAGCGTCAAACGACCTACTGGGATTACAAGACGGTGCTGGTATCGACCCCCACCGACAAAAACAACAGCCGCATTTTGGACGAGTTCAACGCATCCACCCAAGAGGAATGGACGGTGCCTTGCCCGAACTGCGGCTTTTATCAGCCCTTTGTTTGGGACAACATGGTATTCGATAAAGACAAGTGGCCGGAAGGCGGCGTGCAATACCGCTGCGCCGAGTGCGGCTGCCTTGACAACGAATACCGCTGGAAGAAGAACAGCCTGAAAGGCAAGTGGCACGCAGAGCACCCGGAACGGGCGGTGCGGGGCTTCCACATGAACAAGATCGGTTCCACCCTCTGCGGGTGGGACAAGATCGTGGAGGACTTTATTGCCGCTGACCTGGATGCACAGCGCGGCGATTACGAGAAGATGCAAGTCTTTGTGAACACCGACCTGGGCTTGCCGTGGGAGGAACCGGGCGAAGCGGTGGAGGCAAACAACCTGCTGGACCGCCGCGAGTTCTACGAGGCCGAAGTCCCGGACGGCGTAGTGTACCTGACGGCTGGTGTCGATACCCAGGATAACCGCTTCGAGGCCGAAGTGGTGGGCTGGGGTATCGGCAGAGAAAGCTGGGGCATCCGGTACCAACGCATCTACGGCGACCTGAAACGCGGTCAGGTGTGGGCAGACCTGGACGAGTTCCTTTCCCGTACATGGAAAAAGAAAGACGGCACGGAACTGTCCCTGCGGTCTGTCTGCATGGACAGTGGCGGCCACTTCCCGGATCAGGTCATCCGGTTTTGCAAAGAACGGGAGGAACGGCATATCTGGGCCATCAAAGGCCGCGGCGGCATGGACGTACCCTACCTGCGCAACCCCACTCAGAACAACCGCGTCAAGGGAGAACTGTTCACCTTGGGCGTTGACACCGGCAAGAACCACGTCCTTGCCCGGCTGAAAGTGCTTATCAAAGGCCCAAACTACTGCCACTTCCCGGCGGCAGAAGATGCCGGGTATGACGAAAATTATTTCAAGATGCTTACTGCGGAACACAAGGTCACACGCTGGAAGTCTGGCCGCAAAGTGGAACGGTGGGAGCTGAAGGATCCGGCGCAGAAACGTAACGAAGCATTTGACGTGCGGAACTACGCGACGGCTGCGCTGGAAATCAGCAACCCGCCCGGTCTGGAAATCCCCGGTGAGGATGCACAGCGTCCTACACAACAGCGCCAGTACCGCAGAAGGAGATCGGGAGGTATCTAACCAATGCCTGTTATTTCAAAAGAGACCGCCCAGCGGCACCTTGATATGTGGCTGGAAGCTGAGGCTGCCGTATCGACCGGGCAGAGCTACCAGATCGAGCAGATGGTCTTGACCCGCGCCAGCCTGAAACAGATCCGGGAAAGCATTGCTTTCTGGGAAAAGAAAGTGGCTGAAGCGGAAGCGGAGGAAAGGGGCCGGGGCAGAAACCGGATCTACCACTTCTCTCCGCATGATGTGTAAGGACGGTGGAGCACATGGCGAATTTCCTTGATAAGGCCATTGCGGCAATCTCCCCTGAAAAGGGGTATCGCCGCGCTGTGGCCCGCACGGCGCTGTCTGTCATAAATAACGGCACCGGCTACGGGAACTATGGAGCTTCCCACACATCCCGCTCTATGCGGAGCTGGCACGTTGGCGGCGGCAGTGCAAAAGAGGACATCGAGGACAATCTGGAAACACTGCGCAAGCGGAGTCGGGATGCTTACATGGGCATCCCGCTGGCAGCCGGCGCAATCAAGACCCTGCGCACTAATGTGGTGGGCAGCGGCCTTGTGCCGACACCCCAGGTCGATGCGGACTATCTGCACCTGACCGAGGAACAAGCTGACCATTTGCAGGCGGAAATCTCCCGCGAGTTCAGCTTGTGGGCGGATAGTGCGGCCTGCGATGCAAGCGGCATGGATAACTTCTGGCGGCTGCAAACACTGGCGTTCACCAGCTTCCTGATGAACGGTGACGTATTTGCAGCGGTGCAGTTCAAAGAACGTGGGAACTGGCCGTATGCCTTGCAGCTTCGGCTGATCGAGGCTGACCAGGTGTGCAGCCCTGACCGCACAGACCGAATGAACCCCTGCAAGGTGGATGGTATCAATGTGCACCAGATCGTTCAGGGCGTGGAAACGGACAAAGACGGCGCAGTCATTGCCTACTGGGTAGCCAGCAGGCACCCGCTGGCCTATGATAATCCGCTGCCCCTGACATGGACGCGGGTGGAAGCCCGCGACAAAGAAACGGGAGAACCGAACATCCTGTGTGTCACCCAGAGGGAACGTGCCGGGCAGCGGCGCGGCGTTCCCCTGCTGGCACCGGTACTGCCCACGATGAAGCAGATGGGCAGATATACGGATGCAGAGTTGGCCGCGGCCATCGTGGCATCATCTATCACGCTGTTTATCAAGCATGATAACCCGGTCAGCGGAGCACCGTTTGGTGAGGATCCGCCCGACAAGGCGGAGGACCCGAACACTCCGCCTGATGAACTGGCAATCAACCTTGCGCCGTCTGCGGTGTTTGACCTTGCGCCCGGCGAAACACCGGACACGTTTGACCCGAAACATCCGACCACGACATATGACGGCTTTATGTCAGCTATGTCCAACCAGGTGGCGACGGGTATTGAAGTGCCCAGCGAGGTGCTTTATAAGAAGTTCAGCTCCAACTACTCCGCAAGCCGCGGTTCTCTGAACGAGTTTTGGAGAACGTGTGACGTGATGCGGGACAGTTTTGCAGCGGACTTCTGCCAGCCGACCTACGAAAAGTGGTTTGCCGAAGCGGTAGCCCGTGGACGTATCAATGCGCCGGGCTTCTTCGATGACCCGGCTGTTGCAAAAGCCTATATGGCCTGTAACTGGAACGGCCCGGCACGCACCAATCTGGATGCGAAGAAAGAAATCGAGGCGGCTATCCTGCGTATGGAGCAGGGCATTTCCACGGCCGAGCAGGAAACGGCGCAGATGACCGGCGGAAGCTGGCGGGCCAATATGCGGCAGCGCAAAAGTGAAATGGAAAAAATGAAGGAGGTAGGCTGCAATGGGCAAAGCCAATTCCCAGACGAACCCCAAGTCAACGAATAATAAGTTCTGGCAGTTCCGCAATCTGGCCGACGATGACCAGAAGGCGGAACTGCTGCTTTATGGCGACATTTCTGAGCGCAGCTGGTGGGAGGATGCAGCAACTCCGAAACGGTTTGCGGATGACCTCGCCGCCCTGGGCGATGTGAAAGAAATCACCGTATACATCAACTCTGGTGGCGGCGATGTGTTTGCGGCGCAGGCCATTGGCAATATGCTGGAACGCAATGCCGCTACCGTGACCGCCCACATTGACGGGCTGTGTGCAAGTGCCGCCACCATCGTTGCCTGCCATGCGGACAAAGTTGTGGCGGCGGCAGACGGCAGCTATATGGTTCATCCGGTCAGCATGGGCGTTTGCGACTACCTGACCGCAGAGGACATGAAGAACTGCCTGAAAGCACTTGAAACCATCCGCAGCAGCATCATTACTCTGTACGCCAAGAAGTCCGGTAAAACTGAGGATGAATGCGCCAAGTGGATGGATGAAACAAACTGGTGGACGGCAACGGAAGCCAAAGAAAAAGGCTTCGTGGACGAGGTGGATGACGATGCAGAAGATTCCGTTGTGGAGAATCGCAATGGTGTTCTGTTCGTCAACAGTATCAGCATGAACACTCCGTTCAACGAAGCACCCAATTTTGTCAGAAGCCGGGTGACGGACAACACCACGACCCGGTCTGAAAATATGAACCCGGCGGAAAAGCCGGAACGCAATGACCATGGGGAGGTAAAAGACATGGACATCAAGACCACGGATGATCTCCGCAAGGCGTACCCGGATCTGGTAGCCACCATCGAGAATGAGGCTATCACTGCCGAGCGCACCCGCATTCAGGAGATCGAGAACGCAACTCTGCCCGGCGCGGAGGATCAGGCCAACGAGGCGAAGTTTACGAAGCCCGTTGATTCTGCGTCCTTTGCAAAGGCTGTCATTGCCAGCATGAAGGCAAAGCAGCAGGAGCAGAGCAAGAACTATCTGAAGAATGCAAAGGCGGCTGCGGAAAACTCCAACGCCAACAGCATCGACAACACGCCGCCCGCAAACCCTGAAGCCGAGGATGAGGAAAGCAAGGCATTTATGAATGCAATCCGCAAGGCTAACGGCGTGAAGTAAGGAGGACGGAACTATGAGCATGGATCTTGCAAGAAAAGATTTCAGCACGGCCCCGGAATATTTCATTGCCGGAACCGACATCGGCATCGCAAAGGCCACCAAGACGGCCAGCGCAGCGGTTGAAGCACACGCCCCTGTTCTGATCGAGGGCGGCAAGGTAAAGCCGATTGCAGCCGTAGCTGGTGCGGGCCAGGCGGTTCTTACCGGTCTGTATGGCATCACTGCCGACAGCGCAGATGCAGACAAGGAAGTACCGATTTACCTGACCGGTGAATTTTTCGCTGCCGGCCTTGTGCTGCCGAAGAACGTGAGCGTGGATGACGTTGAAGTTCCTCTGCGCAACCTGGGCATTTTCCTGAAGTAAGGAGGACAATATTTATGGCTAATGAAGTAAGCATTTATGAGCCTCGGCACCTGATCGAGGTCGTTCGTACCACTCCGCCGATCCGCACTTTCCTGCGTGACCGCTTCTTCTCCAACGTGAAAACCTTTCCGACCCGCCGCGTTGACATTGATATTGTCAAGGGCAACCGTAAGATGGCTGCATTCATCCATCCGCTGGCTGGCGGCGAGATCGTGCAGAGTGAGGGCTATGAAACCAAATCTTATGCACCGCCCCTCATCAACCCGGCAACCATCAGCACGGCGGACCAGTACATGGAACGCCTGCCCGGTGAGGATCTGTTCTCTGGCCGCACCCCGGCAGACCGTGCAGCGGAAAAGCTGATCGAGGAATACAACCAGCTGAACGACATGACCACCCGCCGCGAAGAATGGATGGCCGCCCAGGTGCTTACTACCGGCAAGCTGAAGGTCAAGGGCAAGGGCGTGGATGAGGTCATCGACTTCGGCTTTGACAACAAGATCACTCTGGAAGGCACGAAGCAGTGGGGCAAGTCCGCTGCCGACCCCTGGGGCAATCTGCGTGACTGGAAACAGCAGGTGAGCCGCAACGGCTTCGCAAACGCAGATATGGTCGTCATGGGCAAGGTCGCAGCTGACAACTTCATGGCGGACGGCAAGATTCTGGAACTGATGGACAAGCGCCGTTTTGACATCGGTTCCATGGCACCCAAGGAGCTGGAAGGCGGACTGACCTATTACGGCCACCTGAACCTGCCCGGTGTGGACATCTACGGCTACGACGAGGTTTATCTGGATGATGCGACCGGCGAGACCAAGCCGCTGATCCCCGACAACATGGTGCTGATGATCCCCAGCAACGCAAACTTCATGCGTGCTTATGGCCTGTGCAACTATCTGGACGACGGTGGCAACTGGCACAGCTTTGAGGGCGACCGTCTGCTGCGCACCTATGTGGAGCATCGTCCTGACCGCCGCTTCATCGAGCTTCAGAGCCACCCGCTGCTGATTCCCGACAAGGTGGATTCCTGGCTGGTGGCTGAGGTTTGCTGATATGCTGGACGTTGACCAGAACTACGGTGAACCGGACACCCCGAAGCCGCTCCCTACGTTCAAAGACTATGTGGCGCAGGATGTGGAAACGGTGTTCTTCAACCTGAACGAGTTCGCAGAAGAACGCTACATAGATGATAAACAGATGCTTTGCATTACCCAGCACCCCGGCGTGAATGAACGTGCGGCGCACTGGGAGGGCGGAGCAAAACAGTCCTTTGACCAGGGAATGTACAAGGCTGATCTGCTGCTGTTTGTGAAACAGAAGGACTACGGCCCGATGCCGAAGAACGGTAAGCAAATCATGCTGGATAAGAAACGGGACTACAAAATCAAGTCCTGCTCTTTGAAGGCGGGAGTTTACCGGATGGAACTGGAAAGGGTGAGGTAAGGTGGCATACTTCCATACCAACTACGACGCTTCCACCATGACGGTCTCCGTTAATGACGAAGAAGTGTCCCGCGCCCTTGGCGTGCTGGCAAACAAAACCCCGGCGGCGCTGAAGGTGGCGGTCAACACCACGGCCAGACAAACGCGAAAGCTGATGCTGACCGAGGTGAAGAATCGCTACGACCTCAATGCGGCCGGTAGGCGTATGATCGAAGATCTGCGCCAGCGGCAGAGAGCGACCAATCACCACCCGACGGCCATCCTCGCCATCATGAAGAACGACCCCGGCGCATTCCGGGCAGACCTGGGCTATTTCAGAACCAGCCCCACAAAGCCCTTCATGGGTCCGTCTGTCCGAAATGCACCGCCTGTTTTTCAGGCACACGTTCTGAAAGGAAACCCGATGATCGGCCTGAGCGGAACCAGTGAAAAGAGCAAGGGCTTCCTGGTTCAGTTCAAGTCGAAGCACATCGGCATGGTACAGCGCCAGTTGGGCGTGCCTGCTGACAAAGACTACACCGAGAGCGGAAAAGAACGCTGGAAGCCGAACGAAAAGCTGGTCACGATGTCCAGCCCTTCCGGCTCTGCGATGCACCGCACTGTGTGGGAAATGCAGGAAACGACCGTGGAGCAGATGCTTCAGGACAACACCGAACGGCGCATCCGGCAGCTGATCGCCAATGCAAAGCGAAAGGGCGTGATCTGATATGGCCGAGAAAATCACCGGCTATACCAGCGAAATGTGCCAGCAAGCCATGATGGACGAGCTGGAAGAACTGTTCCGGGATATGAAGTTTACCGGACAGGAAGGAGAAAAGCCCCTCAAGATCTATAAGCAGTTTTTGCCGACCCAGACGGACGACGATGATGACATTGACACAAACGATGCCATGTACCCCTGCATCATCGTCATCGAATCAAGCGGTGAGGTCAACAATGACCATGATCCGCAGCTGGTTCTCATGCAGCTGGTTATTTGCAGCTATGACCGTGGGATTGATCGGCAGGGGTATGTGGAAACCGTGAACATCAAGGAAGCGATTATGCAGCACTTCAAGCGTAAGCCAGTTTTCGGTGGAGCGTTTGAGGTGGGCTATCCAAGAAAGTGGGAGCTTTCAGACGATGACATGGATCACTACTACTGGGGAATTGTGAACCTGATTTGCAAGACCCCGAACGCACTGAAAAATGAAGAAGTGGAGGCGTTGATTTAATATGGGCACTGAGAAAAAAGCAGCGGTAGAAGTTCAGGAAACTCAGACTGAACAGACCGCAGTGCAGGTGCAGGCCCCTGTGGCATACTGCGGTCCGACTATCAAGGGCATCGCACCGCAGTACACGGTTTTCGTGGACGGCCTGCCCGACAAGCTGAAAGAAAAAGTGGAACAGGTGCCGCTCCTGAAAGCACTGATTGTTCCGCTGGACAAGCTCGCTGAAATGCGGGTGAAACTGGAACAGGACGGCACCAGAGAAAATATTCTCTGCAACAAGGCTACTGCCCTGATGAAGTAAGGAGGATATGACAGATGGCTATTTCGCATGGCTTTAATAAGACCGAAGCGGCGACCAGCGTCACCGCTCCGGTAACGGTCAACTCCGGCCTGCAGATCGTTGTGGGCACGGCTCCCGTTAATATGCTGGATGACCCGGAAGCAGCGGTGAACACGCCGCTGCTGGTGAACACTTTCAAAGAGGCTGCCGCCGCAGTGGGCTATTCCAGCGATTTTGCAAAGTATACCCTGTGCGAGGCTGTGAGCGCCAGCTTCCAGGTGATGGGCATTTCCCCCATCGTCGTGGTCAACGTCCTGGATCCTGCAAATGCAAAGCATATCACCGAACTGTCCAACAAGACCGTGCAGGTGAATGATGGCATCGCGGAGATCGACGAGACCGGTATCCTGCTGAAAAAGCTGGTTGTGAAGAAGGAGCAGACCGTGCTTACGGCGGACGAGGACTATACTGCCAGCTTCAACGACGATGGTACTGTGAGCATTGCTCTGGTCAACGGCGGCAAAGGTGACGGTGCAACGTCCCTGACTGTTTCCGGCTCCATTCTGGACCCGACCAAGATCACCGCTGCCGACATCGTGGGCGGCGTGAATGCGGCCACCGGTGCAGAAACCGGCCTGGAAGTGGTAAGGCAGGTGTTCCCCAAGCTGGGCATGGTTCCCGGCATTCTGCTGGCACCCCGCTTCTCCAAGGATCCTATGGTGTGTGCTGCACTTCAGGCCAAGTGCCGCAAAATCAACGGCGTTTTCGATGCTGTGTGCTTTGTTGACATTGACAGCTCTGCTTCCGGTGCACGCAAGTACACCGACGTGGCAAACCAGAAAGTGAAGCAGGGGGCAACTTCTCGTGAAGCATATGCCCTGTGGCTGTACGGCAAGATCGGCAGCACCATCTACAGTGGCAGCTCCCTGGCTGCTGCTGCGGCAGTCTATAACGACAGCCTGTACAACGACACCCCCAACGCCAGCCCGTCCAATGTCAGCGTGCCCATTTCTTCCGCCTGCCTGGAAGATGGCACCGAAGTCCTGATGGATCAGGAGCAGGGCAATGTGCTGAATGAGCAGGGCGTGGCGACCTTCATCCGCTCCGGCGACTTTGTTGTGTGGGGCAATGAGACCTGCTGCTACCCGAAAAACACTGACCCGAAGGACGCTTTCCTTTGCGTCCGCCGCTTCTTCAACCACTCCTGGACCAGCTTTGTTCTGGATAACATGAGCAAGCTGGACAAGCCGATGAACAAGAAGCGCCTTCAGTCCATCATCGACAGCGAGAACATGAAGGGCAGTGTCTATGTCTCTACCGAGGTATGCGCCAGCTACAGCATGAAGGCAGACCCCGACCGCAACACGACTGCTGAACTGGTTGCAGGCCACTACTCCTTCTATCAGTTCTGCACGCCGTTCCCGCCTTTTAAGCAGATCAACAACACCATGGAGTATGAGGCCGGCGCGCTGACCTCGGCTCTGTCTCTGTAAGCAGGAGGAATGACCTATGGCTCTGAATATTTCCAGTGACCTGGTTCCCCAGGTCATCAATGACTACAATGCGTATACGGAAGATGACCTGCTGATTGGTCTGGCAGATGAAGTCACCCTGCCCAAGATCAAGAACAAGACCACCTCCGTGTCCGGCATGGGCATTGCAGGCGAAGTCGATTCTCCCGTGCCTGGTCAGTTTGAATCCATGGAGGCAACTCTGAACTGGAACACCATGTACAGCTTCGCCACCAAGATGATGAACCCCAACAAGAACATCCAGATCACTCTGCGTGCTGCCATGCAGAACGACAACAAGAACGGCGGCTATACCTACAAGGGTCTGCGCGTTGTTCTGGGTGGTCGCCCCAAGGAGCTGGACCCCGGCAAGCTGAAGCGTGCTGACACCATGGGCAGCACCACCACGCTGGAAGTTACCCGTTACCTGATGGAGGTTGACGGCACTACCGTTATCGACATCGACAAGTTTGCAGGCCGCTACTATGTTGATGGCGAGGATATGCGTGCCGAGATCAACGCCCTTATCTAAACCCGATGCATGAAGAAGTCAGCCGTCCCGACGTGGGGCGGCTGATTGTCTTTTGGAAAGGAAACAGCAATGGACAATATCGTGAAGTTCGACAAGCCCTATAAATTTGAGGGCAAGGAATACGACAGCCTGAATCTGTCCGGTATGGAGAAGATGACCGTGCAGGACTTGATCGACATTCAGAAAACCATCGGCAACGAGCTGGCGGCCATGTCCGTGATGGAAATGACCACTTCTTTTGCACAGGAGATGGCCGTTAAGGCCACTGGTAAGCCTGTGGAGTTCTTCAAGCTCATGCCCCGCAGCAAGATCAAGAAAGTGCAGGCGGCGGTTGTCAAGGGCATGGATAACAGCGAGAACGCCGATGAAGTGAAAAAGCAGCTGGAATCTCACACCCTGAAGTTTGCAGCCCCCTACACCTACAAGGGCAGCGAAAAGGCGGAACTGAAGGACAAGACCTTTGACAGCATCGACCTGTCCGGCGTGGGTGAGCTGAACACTATGAGCGAATCCATGGCGGAAAACCGCATGGCCGCAGGCGGCTTCGCACCGGTGAACACTCACCGCAATTACCTGTACTGCTGTATCATTGCCAGCATGGGCACCGGCTATCCGGTGGACTTCTTTGCCGGCCTGCCGCTGTGCGAGGCGGTTAAGCTGCGCGATGCCGTAAACTCTGATTTTTTCGAGTAAAAGGCGGGGCAAAAGGACTTCGGAAAGCAGCTATCCAGCTATCCATTGCCACGCATTCCAACATGACGGATCTGCTGCACCTGCCCCGGCGGGAACTGGTAGATCTGTGTAACGAGGTGGCAGACGTATGGCGGGAAATGGAGCACTAGACCTTAGCATCCGCATCATGGGCAAGGTGGACCCGTCCCTTGTAACTGCAATAAAGCAGACGAAGGGGCTGACCGGTGATCTGGCGAACGCACTGACGGGAACAAAGTCACTGGGCAGTACAGTAGCAAACACCCTGGGTGTAATCGGAAAGACTGGGCTTGGAATCATGGCGACGCTGACAACTGCATCCGCTGTCATGATTAGAAAGACAACCTCTATGGCAGAGGAATACCAAGCCCAGGCAGCAGATGCAGTCAAGTATGTTGGCGGCATCATGAACGATGACGGCAGCATTGACCCGGAAAAGCGTGCCACCATGGAGGACGCAATCCTCAAGATGACCACGCAGGTCCCAATCAAACGGGACGAGATGGCGCAGATCGCCGCATCGCTGGGACAGTCCGGTAAGAGCTATGAGCAAATCTTTCTGGATAACCAGCAGACCGGCGAAAAAAGCTACCTGTACGATACGGCCCGGCTGGCTGCTGCGTGGGATATTGATGCGAAGTCTGCGGCCGATTATATGGCAAAGTGGGAGACTGCGTTCGACAAGACCCACAACCAGATCATCGACATTGCGGATTCTATCAACTACCTGGGCGGTCACATGTCTACCACGGCGGCGGAAATCGCAAGCGTGGTGAATACGTCCGGCGGCGTCGGCCAGACAGCCGGCGTTGACCTGCACACGACTTCTGCGCTTGCAGCCACCATGCTGGCTATGGGTGTTAATGATGGAAAGGCCGGAACAAGCCTGAACCGTGTGTTTACAAACATCACCCTTGGCAACAGTGCAACGGATGCACAGACGGGTGCATGGAATAGACTCGGCTTTGATCCTGTGCAGATCGCAAAGGATATGCAGTCCACGGGGCCGAACGGAGAAGATGGCGCAGCAAGCACTCTGTACAAAGTCTTTGAGGCAATCTCAAAACAGGACAAGTACCAGCAGACTGCGACCATCAAAACGCTGTTTGGTCAGTGGGCTATTGAGGGCGTTTCAAAAATTGTTGGCAATTTGCCCGCATTCCAGAATGCCTTGCTTATGGCTGGTGACACCAGTGCATACAGCGGTAGCATGGAGAAAGAATTGCTTGTCCGTCTGGACACAAACAAAGCGGTAAGCCAGATGGCAAGCAATGCGACAGACCGCCTGCTCATCAATGCGGGCCGTCAGTTCCTTCCGGCAAAGAAAGAACTGACGGCTATGTGGATTGACATAGCGAACGGCATCACCGAGAGTCTGCCGGATCTGTCCAACATAGTCAACGGCATTCTGCCGATGCTGCGCTCCGCACTGCTTGGAATTGGCAATGCGGCGCAGGCGGCATTGCCGTGGATTCAGAAAGGTATCGACTACACCGCAGAGCACGGGCCGGAGGTGGCGGGAGCCATTGCTGCCATAGTCGCGGCGTTCGGCGCTATGAGCTTTGCACCGACGGCTTATAGCACGGGATCCTCGCTGCTGAACTCCATCGGAAACATTGCAATCGGCGGAAAACCGAGCGGTGCACCCGGCGGAACATTCGGCGGCATCACTGTCAGAAATCTGATGGGAGCACTGACACCCACAAGCCTGATCCAACGGGCAGTTGGCGGTGCATCCTTTGCAAAATCGAACGCTGGAATGTTTGCTGAAAATGCAAAGTACGGCGTTCAGATGGCCGGCATCGGAGCGCAGCAGCCCACAACACGCCTGGGCAAGATCGGGCAGACATTGGATGGTGCTGGTGTCGGTATCTGGGCAACACTGAAAAATTTCAAGGGCCTGCGCAGCGGAACCAAGAAAGGAAACGCCGGCTTTGTAAATGACGTGCTGGAAGCCAGCACGAACGGCGGCCTGCTGGGGGTGCTGAAAAACTCTGGCCCCGGCAGGTATGTTTCCAATGTCGGGCAATCGCTGGGCGGGCTGAAAAACGCTCTGGTAGGATTCGGAAGCAGCAATCCGGTAGGACGATTTATCGCAAAGACCGGCGGTGTTGCGGGACAGATCCTTTCCGGCATTGCGGGACCGAACGGTCTTGACCTTGGAGGTATGGCCGGAAACGTCAAGAATTTCCTTGGTGCGGGAAAGACCGTTATCGGCACAGGGCTGTCTAATGCGTGGCAGGCCGTCAGCCAGTCTAAAGTGGGATCTACGGTTCTCGGTGTTGGAAGCAAGGTAGCCGGCGCGGCTTCAAAAGTTGGCGGCGGCGTTTTGAGCACGGCGAAAGGAGCTTTGAGTGTCGGAGGCGCAGGGCTGAACGTACTGAGTACGACAGTAGGCCCGGTGGCCGCAAAACTGGGCAGCGGATTCATGTCACTGCTTGGCACATTCGGCCCGGTTATTACCGGCATCGGCACGATCGTTGCGGCAGTCTCGTTGTTGGGAGATCACTTCGAGGACATCCGCAACATCGTCGGAATGGTATTTGGCGAAGGCGGACTTGCCGTCTTTGACAAATTTACCGGAAAGATAGCCGGTATCGGCGACACTGTAAAGCAAGTGTTCGGGCAGCTCACCACCCCGGAGGGTTTGCAGAGCATCCAGGAAAAGCTGTCCAGCTTCAGCATCGGAGGTCTGAACCTGGGTGACGTGTTCGGCACTATGACCCCTGCCATCCAGACGGTTATGCCGCTGATTGAATCGTTTGCCGGCGTGTTCTCTCAGATCGTGGATCTGGGAGTGAACCACATCAAGCCGGTGCTGACTGAAATCTTCGGCTTTATCGTGAATGAGGGCATCCCGGCAGTCATGCCGCTGCTGTCCACGGTGGTCAGCCTGGTGGGCACAACTCTGGTCAACGCCATCAAGGTGGCGGTGGATCTGGTAGGCAAGGTGCTTCCGGTGGTAGAGCCTGTGATCCTGTGCATCATCGGCTTCCTGAAGCAGGTGGCGACCATCGGCGTAAAGGCAGTCAACTTCATCATCGGAGCGCTGAACAAAATTCAACTCACGATCCCGGAAACGCTGTTCGGCATTCCAGTTCCGGTGATCGGTGGCAAGTCGTTCGGATTCAATCTGTCGCCTGTGTCCGTCCCGGCATTTGCCAACGGCGGCATGACGCATGGGCCGTCCATTGCTGGCGAGGCTGGCCCGGAAGCTGTTATCAGTTTCCGGCGTGGTGTTCGTGAAAAGAACATTGATACCTGGCTGACAGCTGGTAAGCTGCTTGGCGTTGGCTTGGGCGATCTGCTTGGCCTGCCAGGCAGAAAGCCGAAGATGTTCGCGGACGGCGGCTTTACAGAAGAAGATTCTAACCTGATCGACTTCAACAGGGTACGTCGCCAGCAGTATTACAACCAGGTGGCCCAAAGTTTCGATACTATGGTTCAGCCGGTTGCAGCGGCATTGGTACTGGGTTCCGACGCTGGTGTGGCGTTCAGCCGTATCACGGAGATCGCAAACTATGCAGTGGATGGGCTGGAAACTCTGGCGGCAATGCCGACACCTACCGTGTCGGATGACCAGGGCAAAGCCCAACAGCTGTTGAACACCGGAATCGGGAAAGTGATTACCGGTGCCCAGTCTGTTCTCGCAAACGAAAATGCTCAGAAAGCAATCCAGTTTATCCGGGGAGCGGATGCGGAAAAGGCAAAGCTGGAATACGCTGCCAACCCGGACAACTACGATCTGAGCAATGTAAACTTCTTCCCGACGGCTGGCAACAGTGAGCTGACAAGGCAAAATCTGTCGATGCTGGCAGACCTTCAGAACTACCAGCAGGAAGTGGAGCTGAAGCCCATCGGCGGGAGCGAAGATACTTCCAGTGGCGGCACCGGAAGCCTGCGCGGTGGATCCAGCAACAACTACCAGCGCACCTATACAAGTTCCAGCGGAAACACATATGTTTATGCACCAAACTTCACCATCTACGGCAGCATGAATGCCGAAGATCTGCGCTCCGTTATGGACGAAGGCTACGAGAAGTTCTGCGAGTATGTGGAACGGTACGAACGCGAAAAGAGGCGCACGCAGTATGGCACTTGATTACACCACGAAGTCCGGTGACACCTGGGACTTGATCGCCCTGAACGTGTACGGAAGTGAGCTGAAAGCCGATTGGCTGATGCAGAACAACCCCAGATATATCCATATCGTCCGGTTCGATTCCGGCACGGTGCTGTCAACACCAGCTCTGCCGGCTGAAAAGAGCGGAGATCTTCCGCCCTGGAAGGCAGGTGCATGATGGTACTGACAGCAGCGAGACCCAAAGGAAGGCAGGCAACGGTTCTTCTGACCTACGAGAAAACCGATATTTCGGCAGAAATCGCACCTGATCTGGAAAGTTTCAAGTACACAGACGTGGCTGAATCCCAAAGCGACAGCGTGAGCATTACAGTCAATGCCAGAGCTGCCGAATGGAAAAATGACTGGTTGCCGGAAAAGGGCGTGAAGCTCTATCCGGCTATTGTTGTAAAGGACTGGAATATCGGGGGCATTGGAAGTGGCTACAGAGATTACAGCGCCGAGTGCGGGGCATTCGTGCTGGATGATCTGAGCTTTGCCGGCGCACCCGATTCGCTGACGATGGGTGGCGTGGCAAAGCCGAACGACACCAGCTTCAGCGAGAGAAACCGGACCTTTACATGGAAGAACACCAGCGTAAAGAAAATCGCTGAAACCATCGCAGGCCGTTACAAACTTGAGCTGAAGTTTGAGGGAGACGACCACAGCATTGATGCAAAGGAGCAGGATGGGACAGACAGTGCCTTCCTGCAAGACCTGTGCAGCACCTATGCACTGGTCATCAAGGTCTACACTTCAAAGCTCTGGGTGTATGACCGGGAAAAGTACAAGGCAAAGGATCCTGTATGGACGGTATATGAGAGCCGTCCAGTTGGAAATCCGACGGCCATGTGCGTAGAGCCTGGCAGCTTCAAGTGGAACACAAAGTTGACTGGAACATACACGGGCGGCCTTTATACTTACACCAACAAAGAAAAGGGAATCAACATCAATGTCAAGGTGGGCACAGACGAACGCCAGCTTAAACTCACTGGAAAGGTGAGCAGCGAGGCAGACGCAAAAGCCCGCCTGATAGCGGCCATCAAGAATGCCAACCACGGAGCAACCCGGATCAGTTTTACGATGTTGGGCTATCCGGCCGGCGCTTCAGCGCAGTGCTTTAACCTAGTTGGCTATGGAAAGATGGACGGAAAGTATTTCGTTGATCAGATGGAACACAGCATATCTCCATCCAGCGGCTACAAAACACAGGTCAAGGCCAGCAAAGTGGAAAAGGAGGATTTCGCATGAGCAGTGAAGTGAGATTCGGCAATGTGAGTTCTATCGACTATGAGGCTGGAAAGTGCGAAGTTACTTACCCAGACAGGGACGACACCGTTACGGAAATGGTGCCGTTTCTGTCCAATGGCGAGTACCAGACACCGGAAGTTGATGATCTTGTGCTTGTCCTGCATCCAAGAGAAAGCCCGGAGGATGCTGTTGTGGTGGGCACCGTCTGGAATGAAAAGAACAAACCGCCTGAAGGAAAAGAAAAAGTCTACCGAAAGGATTATGCCAACTCACGAGGAAAGGCATATCGGAAGTTTGATGCAAATGCAAAAGAACTGACCGACTATGTGGACGGAAAGAAAATCCTGAAGGCGAAAAGTCTTGAGATCCAGGTGGGCGGTGCAACCGTGACCATCAGCGAGGGCGGAGAAATTAAAGTGACATCCCCGGCGGGGATTGCACTTGCGGCATCCGGTGAGCTGAAAATGACGGCATCGACCATCACCGCAACCGCTGGAACCGTGAACATCCAAGGCGGTGGCGGCGACGTTGTTGTGTCCGGCAAGTCGCTGGTGTCGCATACACACACCGGAAACCTTGGCAAGAAAACATCCGCACCCCTGTAAGGAGGTCTTGGAATGTATGTTGGAATTTTCGGCGATGTGATTTTCTCTGTGGGACACCTGCGTGTGCTCACCCCGTCAAACTTCAAGGGAACGACCGGCGCAAACTGGGCGGAACATGAAGTTCTGGGAGGAAAAGCACGAGCAGAGTATTTATCACCGAAACTGAGAGAGTACACCTTTGATATTCTTCTGGATGCAGCACTCGGCGTGAATCCTCGCAAGATGCTGAACCGTCTGACAGAAATGTCAGAGAACGGAGAGATTCATTACCTGATTATCGGGTTTGCACCGGTATCGCAAAACAAGTTTCGGGTCACTGAAATAAGCGACAGCTGGGATTCGGTGATAAAACACGGGCTTTTGATGCAGTGCAAGGTGAGCCTGACCATAAAGGAGTACATATGATCGACTTCAGCAGCACAGTGGTTGAGCTGTCCGGTGACAGCGAAAAACAAAAAGAAGTGCAGGACATTGCAAAGTGCCTTCGCACACTGTATTCCACACCAATCGGGAGCCAAGAGGGCGACAGAGAACTCGGAATCAATCCAAACATATTTGTCGATAAGCCACTTCCGGTGGCAAAGGGATTATATGTGGCTGAGGTAACAGAGAAAACCGCATCGTTTGAGCCGCGGGCAAGAGTGGTGCGGGTGGACTGGCTGGACAGTGATGTGCTGCATGGCGTTGTAATTCCAAAGGTGGTGTACGAGCTTGTCTAAAATAAAAGAGTTTGAGAACATCCCGGACATCGACATTGAAGGCGAAGAAACGCTGGAAGAAGCTGTGGCCGATTGCAAGGCGCTGTTTGGCAAGTACAACAAAGAACTTTTCAACGGTGAGGTATCGTTGGAACGGTGTTCTGAAGCACGGCTTGTCCTTTTGACACTGGCACATCGTTCGCATCACAACATGGAGTACAGCACGGCGTGTCTGAAAGCGGAACTGCTGCCTACGAGCACGGGGCCGAATTTGGACAACCTTGCTCCGCTTGTTGGAGTGGAACGCCTGGAAGCCGGAAAAGCCACGGCGGTTATTCGATTCACACTGTCTGCGCCGAGAACGAGTGCAACCGGAATCCCGGAAGGAACACAGGTGAGAACGGCAGACAAACGGTATTTCAAAACCGAAAAGTATGTGGAGATCTTACCCGGCGAACTGACCGTGGACGTAGTTGCCGTGGCGGATGAGGCAGGAAGCAACAGCGATGGGATTGCCGAAGGCGAAATCAATGTGCTGGTGGATCCTATCCCGTATGTGTCCGGGGCAAAAAGTGTTTCGGCAAGCACGGGCGGTACGGATACGGAATGTGACGATTCATTTACCAGACGTATCAACTATGCACCTTCGATTTTCTCCGTGGCCGGTCCGGTGGATGCCTATGAATACTTTGCATCGAGCTGGCGGTCCGATGTGGCAGATACGAAGATCGTTTGCAAGGAAGGATACACGATCCACATTTACTTTCTGATGGCCGGAGGCAGAGTTCCGACAAGGGAAGAATGTACCGGAATGCAGGAATATTTCGACACGGTAAAGCGCCCGATGGGTGATCTGGTTCTTTGCCGTGCGCCGGAAGAAATCCCGTATGACATCGAGCTTACTTACCATATTGCCTTGAGCAATGTCAAGAATGCATCGACGATTCAGGAAAATGTGGAAGCCGCTGTGAAGGAGTATGAAACCTGGCAGAGAAAAATCGGCCGGGACATCGAACCGGCGGAGCTGATTATGCGTGTACGGGAAGCTGGTGCGAAACGCCCACGTCTGTTGACACCGGTCGAAACAACTGTCTCCGAAATTCAGGTGGCAAAGCTCCGAAGCTGCAAGGTGACATACGGAGGAATCGAAGATGATTGAACTCCACGAAGTTGGCCTAGTCGAAGGGCTACCGCCTGATGTTGCCAAAGAGCCATGGGTACAGATCCTTGATGCAGTTTTCAGGGAGCGGCGCAAGAAGGAACTGGAAGCTGCCGAACGCTTGAAAATCTACACGGATATTGACCGTGCAGATGAGGCAGTTCTGGATATTCTTGCGGTTCAGTTCCGCGTTGACTGGTACGACACCAGCTATCCGATTGAAACAAAGCGCAGGATCATCAAAACTGCGCTGGAAGTCCGTCGGTACTGCGGAACGGAGTGGGCAGTCCAAAAGGCGCTGGCCTCGATTTATCCGAATGTGAAAATAAGTGAATGGTATGACTACGGAGGAAGGCCGGGCTACTGGCGAATGAACGTAGACATTACCGATGATGGTGTCATTTACTACACACCGGAAGAAATTGAAAAGCGCCTTGGTTATGCCCGGCGCTGTACCGCTCACCTTGAACACATCATCTACATCGTCGAACCGCATGAACGGTCGCCTGCCTACATCGCCGCCGCGCCCTGCGGAATGGCTACCTTTTGCACCGTCCGGCTGCCCGGAAATATCAAGCCCCGCGCCGTCACGGCTCGTGGCTATGCTACCGGTGCTATGAGCGCAGCGCGGATGCGGACGACCGTTGAGCTGCCCGGAGCCATCCACCCGAAAAACATCACCGCGCAGGCATACGCCACCGGCG